CCTTTCCGCTGCTTTTGGACTTCCTACAGCTCCTTCTGTTCCTACAACATCGGGAACAGGAGGAATAGTAGGAAACGCTTTTAGTACTGGAGGAGACCTTTTTGGAAGGTATGGAGGGATGTTTGAAGGGTACTCTCAAGGTGGAATTGCCCGAGGCAGAGACGCTGGTTATCCTGCTATACTACATGGAACCGAAGCAGTAGTGCCACTACCTAATGGAAATAAGATTCCTGTCGAAATGATGAAGGGTAGTGGGCAAAACAATAATGTTACTGTAAATGTATCTGTGGATAATCAAGGAAAAGCAAATTCAAGTTCTCAGCAAGATTCTAATCAAGCAGGCAACCTTGGAAAAGCAATCGCAAAAGCAGTACAGTTAGAATTACAGAATCAAAAACGTTCAGGTGGAATACTTAATCCATACGGAGTAGCATAATGGCAATCGGATTCACAACTTCAGCAGCCTACGGTAGCAGACAAATTATTCCTGATAAAGGGTTGGGCAGACAATCTAAGCCTCGAGTTCGTATTGCAAAATTCGGTGATGGTTATGAGCAAAGAATTGCAGACGGACTAAATCCAATTGAAGAAACTTTTAACGTAACTTTTAATAATCGTACTGAAGCTGAGCTTGATGATATTACGGGGTACTTAGCATCTTTAGGCGGAGTAACTTCTTTTTACTTTACAGTTCCAGACGATAATGCAGGGGGAGAACTTACAGTCAAAGTAGTTTGTGATACTTATAATCAAACTTATACTTATGATGGGCACCCTTCTGCGAGTGCAACTTTTAGACGAGTTTATGAAGCATGACAGATTTAATAGATGTAGTACAAAAACAAGACCCAGGAAGTGAACTTGTAGAACTGTTTGAGCTTACTTTAAGTGATGGAACAGTTTTATATTTTCATCCAGACTTTGATAGTGATAACTCTACAGCTAGTGAAGAAGGCTATATTTATTTTCGTGAGAGAACTAGCCCATATAATGTAAAAAGTTATATGCCTTTTCCAATTCAAGTAGATGGAATAGAGTATAGCGCAGATGGGGCTCAAAATAGACCTAACCTTACTGTTGCAAATGTAACTTCTGTTTTTGATACTGAAATAGGTGATTTTAAAAATGATGACTTAGTTGGTCAGCCTGTTGTTAAAAGAACCACTCTAAAAAAATACTTATATGAGCCAGGAGGTTCAGCAGGTGCATATGATTCTACAACTCCGCCTATTGAATTCCCTATTCAAAAATATATAATTGATAGAGTTTCACAAGAAAATCCTATTTCAGTAACATTCGAATTAGCATCTCCTTTTGACTTAGGAGGTATACAGATTCCAAATAGAAGTGTATTAGGAAAATACTGTTCCTGGGAATATCAAGGAAATGATTTAAATTCTCGTGGCGGGTGTATTTGGAGTAAAAATAGTTTAATTGAACTTGGCACAAGTACGACAACAACTGGGGATTTTAAGGCATACTTTACAGAAAAAGACGAGCCTATAATTGATGAAATTATTTTTACTACAAATACACCTTGGGCAACTTCTACTTCTTACTCAGTGGGAGACTTAGTTTTAGAGAGTGCAAAAGTTTATATGGCAAATACTGCACACACTTCGGGAGCAACTTTTGCGGGAGATTCAGCAAATTGGGATCTTATTGCAGATACAGCATGGGCAACTTCTACTTCCTACGCTGTAAATTATTATGTAAAGAGTGGCAATAACTACTATCGATGTAACACTGCCCATACTTCTGATGCTACTTCGTTTTCTGCTGACTCGGCAAAGTGGGACACAATCTATTTATATAAAACTTGGGATACTTCTCCCTCTGCCACTAATACTTTTTCGGCAGGAGACTATGTAGAATATGATAATGGTACTCAAACTACAATTTGGAGAGCTTTATTAGCAAGTACAAATAATGATCCAACTGAGAGTACTACATGGACTCGCGCAGATAAATGTGGAAAGAAATTATCCTCTTGTAAGTGTAGATTTCAAGTTACAGCTAGGCATCCATATACAACTAGTAATGCAACACCTCAAGTAGTTAAAAGAAGTAGTGTTCCTCTTCCTTTTGGAGCATTTCCAGGAACAGGTAAGTTTAGATGATCGAAAAAATAAAAGAGCACTTTGAAGAGTGCTATCCTCAAGAAGGTTGTGGGATTATAGGAATAGTAAAAGGTAAGAAAAAGTGGTATCCTTGCACAAATCTTGCAGAAGAAAATGACGATTTTGTATTAGATCCGAATGATTACATAAAAGTAATGAAAGAAGCAAATATATTTGCTATTGTACATAATCATATACACGGATCAAACGAAGCAAGTGAAAATGATAAAAAATATTGCGATGCTTTAGGAATACCCTACTATATTTTTTCTTTTCCTTCAATGGATTTAAATATAGTAGAGCCAGAAGTTAATTGTAGTCCTTTAATTGGTCGTGAGTATGAGTTTGGAAAGCACGATTGCTTAGAAGCAGTAAGAGATTATTATAAAGAATATTTAGATATAGAATTACGAAGACGACTACCTTATTTAGATGATTGGTGGAATTTTGGAGAAAATTATTTTACCGAAGAACATTTAAAAGAATGGCAGTTTACTAAAGTAAAAGATTTAAGAAAAAATGACGTAGTAATTTTTCAAATGGGAGCAGATGTACCTAACCATTGTGGAGTTTACTTAGACAACGATATATTTTTTCATCATGCTGTAAATCGACTTTCATGTCGAGAAAATCTTTACCCAACATGGGGAAAGCATTTAGTAGGAATTTATAGATACAATGCGTAAAATTATTTTAGAAGGGCAATTAGGACAAAAGTTTGGAACTTCACATTTATTCTGTGGGGATACTCCTGCGGAAGCTTTTCGTCTTATACAAGCAAACTATCCAGAATTTAGAAAATATCTTATTGAGTGTCATGAAAAAGATATTGGATTTCACGTAGAAGTAAATAATCAAGAAGTAGATGCTTTAGAATGTTTGCTGCCCCTTTCTGAAGGCGATATAATAGTTACTCCTGTTGTTGCAGGTTCAAAATCTGGTCCAGCAAAAATTCTTGCTGCTTTGGCGATTGTTGCTTTTGTAATTTTTCTGCCCGGAAGCGCTACTCTTCTTCTTTCAGGAGGAGCTTTAGGAGGAGGTACAGCAGGAGCTTTAGCAGCAGCAGGTGCTTGGACAGCGTTAGGAATTGCTACTAATCTAGCTACTGCTGGAGTTATGCAAATAATGGCTCCAGACCCTGCTACAGATCGACAAGAAGACGAAGGGTACTTATTTAATGGGGACGCCAGAAATATTGTAGAAGGAGACCCTGTTCCTGTATTATATGGTGAGCTTAGAGTGCCTGCTACTCCTATTTCAATCGAAGTAGTTGCAGGGTCAAAATATCCTGCATTAGCAACTCATAATACAACAGATAATAATGATGTGACTTATGAGGAATTTCTTGCAAGAGAAGAGCCTCGAACTTACAATGAACCTAATTATCCAGGAGAAGCAGCTTTTATAAAATGGTCATACGCATCAAATGCTAGTTTTGGAAAAAGTCAAGATATACTAATAACTAGTGTCATCTCCGAAGGGCAGATTCAAGGCTTAGTAAATGGAGCAAGTTCTGTATACTTAAATAATGATCCAGGACTAGACCCCTCTGACAGTAATACTTCACTGAAAGGTACTGAAACAAAAGCATCTCTTACAAATAATAGCAAATCTGGAACTTTAAATAAAACTAATGCTTCTACTGCTACTTCTTCTGAGGAAAGTGCAACACAAAAGATACTTGTTAAAGCCGCAGAGAGTACAACAAGTACAGTAAATATAGAATATGAGCAAACTACAGAAGCAGGGTGGCCGATTACTTATTGTACAGGAATAAGGCTCGTAACTAGTAGCGCATTCTTTTCTACTGATTGGGTAGGATATACTAGCGGAGTTAAAGTTAGAATTTTAAATTCTTCAGGAGTAACTGCCTATGAAACTTTTATATCTGAGTATACAAGCAGTACTTCAGTTTTATTAATGTACGATGGCTATCGAGCTCTTCCAGGAATTTTACAAGGTTCGAGTTATACTATTGAAATAGATATTCCCAAAGAAGGTTCTGTAGATGATAATGGAGATATTGATCTAACCGATAATTTTGGTGGAGATTCTGGTGAATATGAAGTAGAAGTTTTAGGTACAAAAGAAAACCCTGATCCTGGTGATACTATATTTGCAGCAGCAAAATACAAAAATTTTGCTGTTCAATTTAGAACAGGACACTTGTATCAAGAGCCTTTAAAAAACTTAGCTGGAGAAGGAGTTAGCAATACTGCAATAACTCAGTCATTGGGATCTGCAATTGTTGGTCCGGGCAATACAGGACAAAATCAATATGTATTTACAGATTCTGCTCTAGGATTAAGTCGCTCTCAGGCTACTGAAGCAGATGAAGTTTCTTTTTTAATTAGCTATGGATCTCTTATAAACTATGATGAAGAGAATGGAGAGCGCCCTGGTAAAGTGTGGTATAATATTGAAATAGCGTTTACTTTGGATGGTACAACCTATGATAGTTATATTAAGACACACGATTCAATTAGACATTATGGACAAGTTTCTTCTACATACACTGAATCCGAAAGTATTAACTTAGAGCAACATCGTCCTCATGGGGCAATTGGATTTAGAGTTAGAATATCTCGTTTAAGTGATAATGATAAAGCATATGAAGAACAGCTTTCACAGCCAGTTAATAATAGCTATACAAGCAGCACTCCGGCTACTATTGTAAGTGCTACTACTGTTTTAAAAGAGTCTCTTTCATACCCTCTTACAGCTATGGCTAAAGTTCGTATTAATTCAGAAAACTTTAGCAGTCTACCTTCAATTACTTATCATTGTAGAGGAATGAAAGTTTTAGTTCCTTCTAACTACGTAACTCGAGAAGAGTCTGAGGACGGGGTTGCTTCATATAACCGAGATTCTAATGGAGACATAACTAGTTCTTATCAAAGCTGGACTGGCAATTTTAGAGCAGAAAAAGTTTATACAAATAATCCTGCCTGGGTATTTTATGATATAATAGTAAACAATCGTTATGGACTAGGTAATTGGCTGTCTCAAAGTGATATTGATATTTATACATTATATAGAATTGCTAGGTATTGTGATCAATTAGTGCCAGACGGAAAAGGGGGATACGAGCCCAGATTTACTACAAATGTTTACTTTACAAAAGCAACAGATGCTTATAAAGTATTAAAAGATCTTGCAACTACATTTAGAGGAATGCTTTACTGGATGGATGGAGAAGTTGTAGGAATAATGGATCAAGCTAGTGATGCTGTCTATAACTTTAGTTCCTCTAATGTAATTGACGGACTGTTTTCATATGAATCAACAGGAAGTAAAGTTCGACCAAATCAAATAGCTGTAACTTGGAACAATCCCATTGCAAATTACCAAAAAGAGTCTCTTCTTGTAGAAGATAGTGAAAATATAGCAAAAACAGGAAAAATAGTTTCTCAAGAGTCTGTTGCCTTTGGAGCAACTTCTGAAGGGCAGGCACTCAGATATGGCCGTTGGAAACTATGGACTGCAAAGAACCAAACAGAAATAGTATCTTTTAGAACTGCTATAAATGCTGCTTTTTTACGTCCTGGAGATATAGTTAATATTCAGGATCCTTATAGGCATCCTCCTTATCAAACATTGAGTGGTAGAGTTTCTTCAACAGGAACTTTAAGCTCTACTACTATACCTTTAGATAGAGAAATAACTTTACAAGCAGATTCAAGCTATGAATTAAGTGTTCTTATAGAAGAACCTGGAGCTTTTTTAAGCCAAACTTCTGCAACTATAAGTGGGACTACGTATAGTGCTGGTGATTTAGTTCTTGGTATAACTTCTGAATTAAATGCAGGCAATGTGCTTGATGATTTTAATAATCCTGTTCAAATGGTTTGGAAAGAATATACCAGAGTAGAGACTCAGACTGTTACTACTTCATCAGGCTCAAACATATCTTCTTTAACAGTTTCGCCAGCATTTTCTACTACTCCAAATGCGCAGACAGTGTGGGTACTAAGAAGAACTTTAACTTCTGGAGGGGCTGAAGTTCTTGGATCAAAGCAAGAGTATAAAATTCTTTCCATAGCAGAAGAAGATAACAAGAATGAGTACTCTATAACTGC